CCAGCGACCAATCTTCTTCAGAAACACGCCCTTACCTTCTAGAATGGACTGAAGGCAGAGGATCTTATTGGAAGCCAGGTCGATCTCGTCAAGGAGAAGGATTGCTCCACGTTCGAGTGCTTCGATAACGGGACCGTTATGCCATGCAGTATTCCCATCAACAAGCCTAAACCCACCGATAAGGTCATCTTCATCAGTTTCAATAGTAATGTTTACACGGATCAGTTCACGACCAAGTTGAGAACATGCTTGCTCCACGGAGAAAGTTTTACCGTTACCCGAAAGACCTGTAATGAACGTAGGATAAAACAAGCGGGACTGAATAATCTTTTTAAGATCACCAAAGTTACCAAACTTGACGAAGGTATCATCTTTTTCAGGAATGAGATTCTGTTCGATAGCAGGAAGTGCTGCAGGGGCTTTGAAAGTTTGTTCCAATTTTTCTTGAATGGTCAGATTCCATTTGCCGCGACCAACTTTATATTGATCAATTTTCTTCGTAATGGTCTGGTAGTTTGCATCATTCATTGCACACCAGGCACGAATGTCAGCACTGGTAACAGAGTCGCCATAAAGATTTTGAAGAGAAGTACGGACGTAATCAGTGCTAATCGTCATCGTTTAAGTCATTCGTTTGAACTGAGGCCATTATAGTATGAAAAGAGTCCAGTTATGACGCTTTGGCTCAGTTCACCAACTGGTTCCTCAGTTTTTCCAAATAGTCAGGACTAGCAATATGTCCCGTATATCCAGGATAATATTTTTCTACAAGCGCAGAAATACCCATAGCAGTTATACTGCTAGTACATTTAATCCAAATTTCTTTTGTATCACATTTAACTACATGATCTAGAGGAAATTTATTCATTCGATGCTTTACCACTATATTTTTTATTTTTATTTCTCTGAACATTTTTTTGAACTTCACGAGTGAGAAGTGCTCTTTTCAATTTCATTCTCTTACTTAATGCAGGAGGATTACCAAGAGCATCAGCAACAGTTGTGCCAATACCTTCTTCAACTTTTTCCTTTTTCTTTTTTTCTTTTTCTAACCAACCACCTTGGAATTTGCCGCCAAGATCTCCCTTTGGCTCAGTTCCAGAATCATATCTGGTAAATGGATCTTTGTATTTGATTCCAGAGCGTTTAGAGAAACGATAGGATTCTGCGGCAAACTCTTGATATGTCTTCATGCTACCAAAGAAATAAATTCTCCTAATACTTTTTTATTTAGTTTTTTGGTCTTCAATGACTTGACAAAAGCAGATTTGATTTGGGCTTTAGTTGCATCATCAGATACTTCAAACTCTGCATCTTGAGACAATGCCGTTGCAGAAAGTCCAAAGTAGGCATCATACCCAGAATTAGTAATTACAAAACTCCTATTCTTCTTCCAATCTGTCACAATTTTATCATACTTCTTGTCCTCGGAAGAATGGTAGAGTTGGATAAACCGATTTGCATTTCTTCCCTCAAGAACACGGATTCCAATAAAATTAATAGAAGGGAACTTATCCTTCAAATTATGGAGAAGAGTATCCGTGAAAACGTGATATCCATAATCAATCTTATAGGTAATTCCAAGTTTACGATCACGAAGGATAGTGTTGTTTGGATTAATTCCACCGCAACCGATATAAGGCTCAGCATCCAAACCACGACGCACTTCTTTGTGGTATGGAGTTGTATTTGCTTCTCCATCAGTCAGAACAATGCAATGGACTTTCTGGAGTTTATTATCTTTTTGGAACTTGGGAAGGATCTGATGAAGGGAAATGAGTGCTTCATTCAAAGGAGTTCCAGACAGACACAAACGATTAGAGTAAGTGTATGGGCAGCGATAGGCATCAGAGAAACAAATCGCAAGACGCCAAACATTAATCATCTGGTGCTCAAGTTCTTTACCAGAAACTTTACTAGTGAGAATGTTCATCATAGAGAAAGTTTCATCAACACAAAGAAGACCTGCTTTCTTTTGGAAGTGAGGAGTCCTATCAGCAGCCTTATAAGAACCGATTTTGGGATCATACTCACCACGACGCCATTCATTGGTGAAGGCATAGACTTCAAAAGGAATTCCAACTTTTTTGCAGAACCAAATAAGGTTAAACAGTTGCTTGCAAGTGTCGGGAAGAACATTTGACATAGATCCAGACCAGTCAAGAACGAACACCAGGCCGTGATTCTTACCATCAGCAAGGGTAGTAACCTTCTTGAAGAGGTCTTCGTTGTACTTGTAGGTATGGAGTTTGGTGCAGTCCAGAACACCCGTGCGGGAAGTAGTAGCACGAGCATAGGAGTCTGCTGCTTTTTTACATTCAAACTCTTTCACCAGATAATTAACTTCTTTCTGTGCAGAAATTTTGAACTTCTTGAATTGCTCATCAGCAACTTCAAACAAATTATAGGGAGTAAACTCACGCTCATTGGCCAGTTTATTGTGATTTTCTTGCTGGACATCAAACCAACGATTAATCTCCAAATGAACTTCAGAATTCTTTGCGATTACAGTGTCAAGATTTACCTTTGGAACTTCAACATAAATGTTTTCCATTGCATCCATATTGACCAAATCGCGGATTTTATCTTCCAAAGAATTGGCAGTATGAACTTCAGGATCTTCATTTCCAGAATTTGTAGAAGATTCTGGTTGAGAACTATTTTCCGAAGTTCCGCCATAGGAATCAGATTCTCCAGGTTGTTCCTGTTTACTTTCACCTTCCTCTTCAACTTCAGATTCACCCTCTACAAATTCACTTGCAGGAGATTGAGAGTCTCCCTGTTGTTGAGGAGAATCCATATCAGAAACCTTCTCCTCTTGTTCTTTTTTATTCTTGCAGAACTTATAGAGTTCTTCTGCAGCAATAAGAACATCGGCAAAGGTTTCAGTCTCTCCAATCATAGAGACGATATTCTTTTCATCGTCCTCAAAGGAAATCTCTACAAAGTTACCAATTTTGTAGTAAAGGTTGACCTTATCAGCAAGGTTGAAAGTAGTAATATCATCATCAGCAATCTGAAAGAAATCGTCTTCGTTCAGTTCTTTGTATCCATTGAAGAATGTCTTTGCAAGTCCCATATACTTGCGTTTCATCAGTTTCTCAACACGAACATCCTCAACCACATTCACAAACTGTGGTGGAATTTTATGAGTCTTCAACCAGTCCTCATCAGGAGTGTAGAGAGCGTGACCGACTTCATGACCCACCAGAAGGTCATAGACGGTGCTGCTTGCCTTTTCCCACATCGGCAGAGTCAGCACACGAGTGTGGACATTGAAACAGGCAGTTGGAACCTTCTTGTGCTCAACCACCAAGTCTTCGGTAGCAAGCAGTTTAGCGAGTTGAGACTTGATTTCGTGGCGAACAGACATTGCGTTTCTCTCGTATGAGGCCATAATACGACGAAACCTCCCGTTTGGAGGAGGTCACGTAACGCTTCTTAAACTGGGCTCGCCTTGCTTTTGCTTGCCTCAGTGCTTGTGGTTTAAGTTTTCGTTTTTGTTCCTTTTTAGAGTGATGTTGCCAGTTGGGTGTATTCATTGTCCTTGGGTAACTTAGGCCACCATACGGGAGAAACCTTTGATTTTTTCGAATCTTACGACACTTTCAAATTTGTCCTCAAGACCCGTTTTGTGAGAGATAACAAAGATATTAGCATCCTTTACAACATAACGAATGATCTTCAAGAACTCATCAGTTCCTTGACTATCAAGAGAACTGTCAAACACCTCATCCAAAATCATCAAATTAGTAGAAGCAGAGTTTTTAAACTTGGCAACTTCTCTCCAAGTAAAGAGAAGTGCAAGATCAATTCTTTGCTTCTCACCTTCACTAAAAGAGCTATAAGAAAAGTCTTCGTGGATTGGTGATTGGACGGTCTCGTTAAACTCCTCATCAAGAGTAAAGTTGATATAGAAATCCATCATCTGAAGATAACGGTTTACTTGCTGATTTATCAGCGGTAGATACTTCTTGATAATTTTAGTTTTGACTCCACCGTCCTTGAGCAGACTGTAGGTAAAATCGTAATATTTAATTGTGTCTTTTTGGGAGGCTAGTTCCTCATAGGTTGTTTGGAGATTTTGGTGAAAGGTTTCTAACTTGTCATGTTCAGTATTTCGGTTTGCAAGGTTCTCGGCAATAGTTTGAATTTCACGTTCAAGTTCTCTGATCTGTCTCTGACATCCAGAGATCTTAGTATTGTTTTGAGAAATGCCATTCGTTAGTTTTGAAATCTCCTTAGAAAGAGCAATGAATTGACGCTCTCGCTCTTCTTCCTCTTTAATTGCCTCCTCCAGTTCTTTATAACCAGATTGCAACTCCCTTGCTTTATTTTGAGCGTCGGTAATTTTATTTATTCTAAAGGTCTCTTCGATAGACTGTGTACAAGTAGGGCATACCGTATTCTCAGTGAAAAACTTATGTTCTTTCGTGATGGTTGATACCTTATTGGAGATTTTGCCTTTTAGATTTCCAAGTTTGCGAAGTTTATCGGTAGCGCCAACATAAACTTCAAGATTGCTGTTGGAAATTTCTAACTCTTTAGAAGTATTATCATTTTCATTGATTAATATATTTTCTTCTTCCAAAAGTTTTTGAATACTTAATTCTTTTTCTTCAATGTTTTTCTTTCCTCTGTTCTCCAACTCTTCAATAAAGTCCTTCTGCATTTGAACTTTATCTTTCAGAGTCTCTTTCTTCAACTCAAGAACTTTAACATCTTCACGCGATTGACGAATTTTCTCTTTAATAATTGTATTCATTGAGGAGAAGATCTTGATGTCGAGCAAATCTTCAATCACTTCCCGCCGATGAGCTGCGGAGAGTTGCATAAAAGGAACAAAAGTGCTGCTTCCCAGAATCACGATCTGAGTGAATGACTTATAGTTCATCTTCAGAACATTCTGTTCCAACCACTTCTGTTGGTCTAATGCAGCTGCAGATTGATCCAGTGGTGATCCATTCCTCCAAATTTCAAAGATATTTGGTTTGATACCACGAACAACTTTCCATTCAGTTTTAGCGATACGAAACTCTACTTCAACCCTACAATCTTTTTCATTAGTAGAGTTTGGAAGTTGTGGTTTATTGATTTTACGAAAGGGTTTTCCAAAAAGAGCAAAGGTAAGTGCATCCAATACTGTACTCTTGCCAGCACCATTCGTACCAACAATTAAAGTGGTAGAACTCTTTTGAAAGTCAATTTCAGAATATTGATTACCAGTTGAAAGAAAATTTTTCCAACGGATTTTTTCAAATAAAATCATGTCGTTCGATTTTTGGAGGAATTACAATGTCATTTTGAGTTATGACTGAATATTCATAACCGTGCATTTCACATATATGAATCATCATTTCATCATCAACTTCTAGTACGTTCATTTCGGGGAAGTCTTCTTCCTCTAACATCATAGCATATCTTGTGGCATCATCCTCTTCTTCAAACAAATAAAGAATTTGCTCTCCATCTTCATTTTGAACGGAATATGCGCCTTCATCTTCCTTGCCATTGATAGTTAGAATGAACATTACACTAATTCACAAGCCTCTTGATAGATATTTTGAATCATTCTTTGAATGACAGATTTTTCCAGATCAATTTCAGATTCTTCAATATATCTATTCAGGATGGAAAGAGTATCTTCAGACTCAAATGCCTCAAACTCTTCACTCTCTTGAATTTGGAAATTCTCAACAATTTTTAACTCGTGAACTCCAGAACTGTAAAGTTTGTCAATGAACTTTTCAAACTTTTTAGAATCACTTTTCTTGCGAACAATAACCTTTACAATTTTACCCTCATACTCTCTAGTGTCAAAAGTTTGATGATTAGTATCCTCATAGTAAATGTTATAAAACATACGATAAGGATTGTCAATTGATGTACGCTCTAGGGTTTCCGTATCAAAGATAGTAAATCCCCTAGTATCATTCACATCATTCCAATAAAGTTCATATGGATTTCCTAGATAAAAAACTGTTCCATTGTTCGATCTAGTGTGGTAGTGACCAGAGAAGACAAGGGAGAACTTCTCAAATAATTTGCTCTCCAAACCGTGCTCCATGACGATTTGTTTATTAACTCTAAATCCTTGGAGCTCAAGGTGCCCCATCGCACATACGCAAGATGTATTTTTAACAAGGTTAAGAGTATATGCTTCATTTTCTTGATTAATCCACGGAATGAACAGGGTATTTAAATTTTCCAACTTAACTTCAGTTGGTTCAGAGTAAACTGTTACATTGTCATATTCACGAAGTAGTAAATCTACTGCATTTACATTATTAGTATTCTTGTAGTATGCAGTATGATTTCCTACAATAGTATGGACAGTAACTCCCATTTCTTGTAGTCTATCGTAATAATTGCACTTTGCCCAAGAAAGAGCAGAAAAGTCAATTCCCTTACGACTATCAAAAGTCTCTCCCATATCAATGACTGTGGTAATCCCTTCCTTTTCTAAGGTAGGGAAAAACACGTCATTATAGAACTTCAAGAAATAATCATGAAAGAGTTTGGAATTCTTTCTTGCCCCAAAGTGCTGGTCAGTAATAATAGCAACTTTCATTCAATAGCGGAGTTTGGAATGCACGTTATCCTTAATACTATTGTAGTCAGAATAGTTGCTTCCGTCAAGGGTATTGTTGTCGTCAAAAACTTCACTGTAACCAGATTTTTCGAGAATCTTGTTTTTGATTTCTAACTGGCGCTTCTCTCTTTGGATTCTGCGAAGGAATGCGTAGTGAATAATCTGAGTAAAGTAAGCAAAGGGATTCTGGGATTTGTTTGGATCAAAATTGTGAATGTAGTGAACACAATTTTCAATTCCATCAGAAATCATTTCTTCCTTGAACATATAGTTCACGAAATTAGGCTTAAAAGAAAGGTGATTTGCAATCTTCAAAAAACACTCCCCAACGTAGCGAGGAATAGGAGGTTTAGTATCCCACCTTTGAGCTCTGTCTTCTTTTGTTGGAATTCTTCCATACTTCTTAATGAAAGAATTTTCTACATTGCTGCGATAGTCGATAAGAGCGGTTAAAAATTCTTTGTTATTAACATAGTGCTCTGACCTTTTTCTTCTGGTCATAGTTGCCGTCGTTATCATAAATTCTTATCATTATTATGTAGAAAGTATAACACTTTCACTAATACTTGACAAGCTTACTAAAACTGTGTACAATAACCTTTGTGAGGGTTGATAGTTAATTTAGCTACTTTTATAGAGCTTCTCTAAGATCTCTTTGGCATCAGTTACAGTTGATATGTAACCCATCTTACGACTTAGTTTAACAGTACCTTTATTCTCACTGATAGAGTCTCTTACGAATGTTTGATACATCTGAATCATTTCAACGTCTGAAGATTCAGATAAAGTGAGTACATCATCCATATTTAAGACAAACATATCTTCAGTGGTTGTTTTTAACCAAGGTTCTAATTTGTATCCTGCAACACTACCTCTTAATTTAATTTCAGAGATTACAATTGGGTGAGTAACAAGCAATAGAGTTCTATCTTCTTCTTCAGAAGCTGCTACCTTTGCAAAGATTTCTTCCCCTGTCTTTAATTTTACTGTTGCGTAAAAATCATCTTCTATTCCCATCTTTTTTTAGTTGTATAGTGATTATTTCATAATTAAAATTTTCTTCATTATAAATTTTAATTCTCTCTATGAAATGGTTTAGTGTATAGTTTCTCTTGGACTTGGTTGTACAATCATCAGCGATGTCGTACAGAGTTGCTTTTACTTTGTCTTTTCCTTTTCTAAGAACTCGTCCAATGCTTTGAAGATTTCTGACTCTGGATTTGCTAGGTGAGGCGAAGATAACATTATGGAGATTTTTAATATTGATACCAGTAGAAAAGGTTCCATAAGAAGCAACAATAATTGCGCTGTTTTCCCTTTCAGTAATTTCTCGAACTAATTCTCGTTCTTCAGTATCAACTCCACCGTGTATAAAAAATACTTTACGACTGTCACCTTTATCCTTATTTATCTTTTCATAGAGTATGGCTCCATGACTCTCAACTCTATTAAAGAGAACAAGCGTATTTCCTTTTAGATCTAATGAAAGATTTTTAATGAAATTATTTCTTTGTTCGTGAGAAATGAGATATTGAATTTCATCTTCATACTTATCAAATTTCTGCGGAACGTGTTTAAGAACAAGACACTGAATATCAAGTTTTGACAAGTGTCCTTGCTTCATTAGTTCATCAGTTTTTGTGATCTTGTATGATGGACCAAACAGTCCTTCTAAGACCCACTTATGCGTCTGTGTGCCGTCTAAAGTTCCTGTGAACCCAAATCTATACTTTGCGTGGTGTAACTTTGTCATTATAGATACTAATGACTTGCTCTTAAACAAATGAGCCTCATCACCAATAATCACGTTGTAATCTTCAAAGAAAGATCTTTCCAACTTATAAACAGATTGCCACGTAGTAATGGTTACTGGAGCATCATTAGATTTTTCTCTTCCAGAGTAAATACGGTGGCAATATGAATCAGCATCCCAACCATAATCTTGAAAATCCTTATACATCTGCTCTACAAGAGATGTCGTTGGGACAACTAAAAGGATTTTTTGTCCTTTGCTCACATAATATCTCACGATTGCGTAAATCATCAGAGATTTGCCACTCGCAGTGGGGCTTATCAATAGTTTTCTATTGTGCTTTAAAGCACCATATACTCCCTCAATTTGATAACTTCGTGGAGTGTGAGAACAAATGGAACTCATATAATCTTTAACGCCTTCATACGAAATACCTTCATTCTCCTCGTATGGAGTTCCGTAGAATTTATTGTCTTCAAACTGGTAACTATATCCGTATTGATCACAAAAATTGACAAGTTTATCTAAAAGTCCAACATAAATTTGTTTGGACCTCATATCATATAAATGAATTTCGCCATTCCAATGCCTGTTCCGATACTGAGGCATAAATTTGGCTCCAGGAACCTCAAATTTGAAATGATCTCTCAATTCATATTCAATATGAGGTTCTGTATTGATTTTTAAAAATACTTCGTTTGATTTTGATATAACAAGATCGGTCGTTCTCACTTAGATCCATTCACGCTGGGATTATTTATCTACCCCAGTCCAGACATAAATCTTTGATATTCGATTGCGTTTTTAATTTGATACGTTCTGTTCTGTATCATTTTTAAGATACTTTCAATATAGACAAGCATCGTATCATAGTAATCAATCTTCAAACAAACCGTAGAAAGTTTTTCGTCGGCATCAAGATATTTTTGCATAGTATCTTTGTCACGAATTTTTTTGGGGAATGGATTCTCCACATAAACATCAGGATCTGCCTTTCCACTAAAATATTCGTATCTTTCATGACGAATATTTTTTCTTTGCTGCTCTGCCTTTTTTCTTAAAAGAAAAATGTTATTATATAAGTCGAAATATTTTGCGTGTAATGCAGGAATGTTTAACGATTCTGTGTGTAGATTATCTGGATCTATCTTTGCGTCTTTTTGCCACATTTCTTGAATAGTATCAAGATCAAAAGTCATAATTCAGTGCCAGCCAAATTAGTTATATTGTAACTAGTATACTTGAAACTAACGTCTGCTGTAAAGTACTGGATGTCCGTATCTGTTGCATCAAAGGTCATTGTTGACAATGTATATGGAAACAGATCCGTAAAGTTTACGTTGAACTTTGCAACTAAGTTATTATTAAGTATCTGTAAAGTTCCGTCAGAATAAATGTTCTGTCTGTCGTTTTTATATCTTCCTTGGAGAAGACCTTCGGCTTCCAAATCTCTGAACTCTTGTACACTTTCAGGATATCCTAAACCACGAATCCAGTTTTGAATTTCCATAAAGTTTTCAAGATTTTCATCGACCAAAAATCTCAGGGTCAAATCGCCAAACTCAATCTTATCACCTGGTGTTGGAATATCACGCAAGTAATTTGGTTGAATTGCAATACCAAGATTTAAATCTGGTATGTTGGCTTGATTACAAAAGAATGCTACCTTCGGACTCCTTTTCAGATTGAATCTAAAACCTGTTGGAGCAAGAAAGTTTCTATTCTCAATTTGTGAAGGTCTTCCGCCAGTTGCCATATCAAGAAATAATCAGATTAAACCACTCTTCGCTCATACCTTGAATAATATGATCTGCAGATTCTTTATCAATAGCATATCCTTCTTGGATTAAATGCTCAACAACCTTCTCATAATTTTTGTATGCTTCTTGTGTTTCTCTTGGGGTTGGTTTCATAGCATTACTATTTGTTATTTGTATTTAGATAAATAAAGAGGACCCTTTCGGATCCTCTAATAAACTCTGTGAGTTTAAATCACATGAGGTTCTTAACAGCAACACGTCTGTAGTAACGGTTCTGGTTAACGTTGAGTCCACCAAGACCCTGGTTGGTTCCTTCTGCGAATGGGTTAGCAACCATACCGTAACGGGTCTTAAATCCGATTTTGGGCTGGAAGCTGTTCTCACCAACGGCACGAACCATTTGGAGAGGAACATATGGGCAGTAGAACAGACCTGCGTCATAAGGTGAAGAACCCTTATAACCGACGACATAGTACTGGTTGCCACCAGTTGCATTACCTGCGGTGAGGTTAGCAGAATATGGGTCGATGTAGACGCGATACTTACCTTGGAGAACACCAGCGAAGGTGTTACCAGTGTCATCAACGTTCAGGTTAGCGTTGAGTGCTGGGGTGTAATCCAGAACGCCAGCCATGGTCAGAGCGGAAGCAACGTCTGCAGAGCAGAGGATCATGTTGCCCTTTCCTCTACGAGTTCTTTGTGCAATCGCGTTAGCGTCGCGCTCGATTTGGAACAGGAGACCCTTGAACTTCTCAACAGACCAACGACCGTTGGAGTCGATGTCGAGGTCGAAGATACCAGCGGTAGCGGTGTTTTGAACAGCACCTTGCTCAGCAACCTTATAGATGGTTCTGATGACTTCACGGTTGATTTCAGCGAGGATCTCAGTTGACAGAATGTTTGCCAACTCAGCTTCTGCATTCAGACCGTGGATTGCCTTGAGGTCCTGAGCGAGTTCTAACGAATACTCAGCC